TTAGATGATGCTGCTTTTAAACAGCAACTTGTAGAATGGTCAGAAGTATGGTTTAATAAAATGCGCAAGGGTGGGACGTTTTGTGTTTTCATCAGTGATGTGTATATTAGTCATCTTTGGGAAGCAATGGAATCAGTTGGATTTGAACCTAAACGTGTATTCACCTGGAAGAAGCCAGCTGCAGTACCATTCAATAGAAATGTAAATCCGATTAGTGGATGTGAATATATTATCTTTGGTATTAAACCCGGCGGTAAACGCACATTCAATAGTGATGCAGTTAAAGGCACAATTGTTGAACGCTATAGTCTTGCCGACAAAATAAGTAGCATTTTATATAAGTATATAAAAGATGACATTTATGGTAATTTGGATAAATGCTTTAATGATGCATTAATCGATGCTAAAAAAGTATATAGTAAGTTGAAAAAAACTAACGAGATAGTACATTGTGTTGTTCCAAATACGATATCATATAGTGGTGGCCTAGGCAAAAATAAAATACATCCAACACAAAAGCCAGAAGAAATCTTAGAATACTTTATTACATTATGCAGTAATCCTGGCGATACAGTCTTGGATACGTTTGCTGGTAGTGGTAGCACAGGGATAGCAGCAAGATCGATTAATCGAAATGCAATACTAATTGAGCGTGATCCTATAATGTATAAAAAGATGGCAGAAAGATTTGATAATTCAAATTTATTTGATTAATTTAAAAACATCTTGACTATAAACTAATTTAATGCTATAGTGTAATCATGAAAATACAACAATTGTTATATTCGCATTTGCCACATAAGAGGCGGCAATCATCTGGTGGGTGGTTGTCGTTTAACTGTCCGTGTTGTGTTGATAATGGCGAAGCACGTAATGATACCAGATTACGGGGTGGTATTCGGAATGATGATAACAGCATTTCATATCATTGCTTTAATTGTGGCTTTACTGCGTCATATAAGTCAGGTAGGGTTATTAACAAAAAAATGATTTTACTAATGCGTAATTTGGGCATTTCAGATTCTGAAATTAAACGTGTTCAATTACAAGCAATACGAGATAAAGAATTAGCGGACGGTCCAATGCTATTTGCTAGTGAAAAGACTAATATTGTTGTACCTAAATTTAAAGATTGTGAATTACCTGACGGCAGTGAATTGCTAGACGATGTGCTACAAAGTGATGCACCCGATAAAAGAGCAATTTTAGGTGCTAAATACTTAATAGATCGTGGACTATATGATCATGTAAGTAATATATACTGGAGTCCACATCCAGTATTTAGACAACGTGTTATTATTCCGTATTATCAAGGTGAACGTATAGTAGGATATACTGGCAGAGACTATACTGACAACGCAGATTCAAAATATATGATGAAGACACCTAAAGACTTTATATATAATATCGATGTTATTAAGAGTAGACGTAAATATTTGATAGTAACAGAAGGAGTTTTTGATGCAGCGGCATTAGACTGTGTTGCTATAATGAGTAATGAGGCAAGTAAAGAACAAATAGATTACATTAACTTATTTAAAGGTGAAATTATATTAAGTCCCGACAGAGATAAGGCAGGCCAAAAATTGATCAAACAGGCAATCGAAAATGGTTGGTCAGTTAGTTTTCCACGATGGGAAGATGATATAAAAGATGCTGCTGATGCAGTGAATAGATATGGCAAGTTATACACACTAAAGAGTATAATTGATAGTAAGATAAGTAATAGTACAAAAATAAACGTAAAAATGCGATTAGGATAATATAGGAAATATATACATGGCAAAGAATCCAGTCAAAAAGAAAACAACTAAAAATACACCAGAGAAAAAACCAGCAGTGGAAACAAAAGTAATTCCATCACCAAAAGAGCAACCGGTGCCACCACAGATGCAGATGCCACAGCCACCTGTACCACCTAAGAAGCCAGGTGAAATACTGTATGATAACGGTGTGTTATTCATGGATAAAGAATTCAATCAAGAAAATTGTATGCCATTAGTCAAAATGATTATGGAATACAACATGATGCCTGCTGAACAAAGACCTAATGTAATTCATCTTTATATTAATTCACCCGGTGGCGCAGTGAATAGTGCACTGCATCTAATCGATACAATCAAACAGAGTGAAATTCCAGTATACACATATGGTATGGGAATGATTGCAAGTTGTGGAGTTCTTCTAATGATGGCTGGTGAAAAAGGTCATCGATATCTTACACAGAATACAAGTGTAATGTCGCACCAATATAGTTGGGGATCGAAAGGCAAAGAACATGAATTAATGTCAATTGTTAAAGAGTTTGAATTATCAACAGAACGAATGCTCGATCATTATAAAAAATGTACGGGCAAAACAGAGAGTTATATTCGTAAAAACTTACTTCCCGAAAGTGATATGTGGCTAACTCCAGAAGAGGCAATTAAACATGGAATTGCGGACAAAATTATTCAAACGTACTAGAAAAATGCTGTTGACACATAGATATGATGTGTGCTATAATTACTTTAAAAGTTATGATTAATTGGATACAGTATGACAGAAAAAACAAATACCCAAACAAATACCCCAGTACCAGAAGTGAAAGAATCTGGTGAATATGAAAACTTGATGGATCTTGCTGATAAGAATAAACAGCAAAAAATTGAAAATCCTGATGCGTTTACGAGTTTATTTGATGTCGAAGAAATAGAAATTAATCCAGACCATTGGACACAACATTGGAAAGGCATGCCTGAGTATGTACAGGAAGACAATGGACCGTGGAAAACAATTAGAATTCATTTTCGCAATGAAGAAGATTATGAAGAATTTGCAAAGTTAACCGATAATACGCATCTCACCAAGAAAACAAAAAGTGCTTGGTATCCTAAACTAGAAATTACTAAAAATGCACTACTACGTTGGATAGAAGATGATGACGATGCCGAAGACTTATCAATTGATGATGATAATAATGAAGGTTGGGAATGAGTAAACGAACAGATCCAAAATATCCAGTATATATTATATCTAAAACTAGACATGAATCCATGTTTACTTCTCGTTCATTAGCACGTATGGGAATAAAACATTATATTTCTATAGAACCACAAGATTATGATAATTATGATGCAGCATTAGATGAATTTAATATTAGGCCATATGTTACATTGTTAACATTGCCATTTAGTAATCACGGTGATGGACCAGGCAGAGCAAGGAACTGGTGCTGGGATCATTCTATGGAAGTGTTAAAAGCAAAAAAACATTGGGTATTAGATGATAATATTCAAGACTTTTATAGACTGCACAATAATCAGCGTATTCGTGTGGAGTCTGGATTATTCTTTAAGATAATGGAAGACTTTTGCGATAGATATGAAAATGTAAAAATTGCCGGACCACAGTATCGTTTTTTCTGTGCAGCAGATCAATCATATCCTCCATATGTAAAAAANACTCGAATATATTCAACACTTCTAATNGAAAATGATTGTAAGTATAGATGGCGTGGCAGATACAATGAGGATACCGATATTTGTCTTCGTGTTCTNAAAGATGGTGATTGTACTATACAGTTTAATGCATTTTTACAGGGAAAGTGTGCAACTCAAACTGTTAAGGGCGGTAATACAGAAGAATTTTATCATGCTGAATACACGGATAATGAAGACTTTCAAAAAACCAAATACAACAGTGACGGAACAATTAATAAATCACAGATGTTAGCAGATATGCATCCTGATGTTGCGAAAGTAGTGTGGAGATATGGAAGATGGCATCATTACGTAGACTATTTGCCATTTAAAAAGAATATGCTAAAGTTAAAAGATGGCATTACATTACCGACAGAAACAAATAATTATGGTCTCAAACTAAAAACATATAATAGTGTCAGCGAATTTGAAACTGAACAGAACATTCAAACAAAATAGATACAATTTATTACGTAATATTAATAAAGGAGATAGAAAATGAAATTTGATAAGAAATTAGCAAGACTAGAACAACTAAAAACTGAACATAGAGACCTTGATATTAAGATACAAAAAGATTATAGTCTGCGTCTAGATGTTAGTGAACTTAAACTACAAAAATTAAGATTGAAACAAATAATTTTAGAAATGGAAAGAGAACTTGTCGCGTCTGAATAAAAATCGCAGCAATAGACGCAATGATCTTAGCAATTTGATCAATGCACTACAACACAAGGTAGCAGCACTATGAAACCAAATGAAAATTTCAAATTAACAGTTAGGGATTTAGAAATTATAGAAAACGCATTAAGTGCAAAAGTTTCCAGAAGGGCAAAACGTTTAATGGAAGAGCATGATGATAAACTAGCAGAAGAGTTAAAAGAAATTCGTGATTTGCTAGGAAGATTTCATAATCAAAAGATTTTTTATAGACCTAAAGATAGATTTGGTAGAGGAAAATAAAAGGACGCATCGGCGCTCTTTTTACTTGACAACAAATAAGAATCACTATATAAAGAACGCATACGCTAATAAACAGAGAGACGATTTATTGGATATTGTTAACAATATTGACAAAACTCAAATAGAACCAGAAGACTATTGGGGACATTTTGAAATATTAGGAAACACTATAATGAAAACTTCTACATACGCTACTCAATTAAAATCAGTAATTAATTCACAAGTATATAGTTCGGTTGTATATAGTTTGGGATCACAGTTAAACGACCGTAAAGATAGATTTGATAAGGCAGATATAATTGAACAAACAGTTGAAGCAGCAACAGACGGCCGGCTAGTTTGGGTTGATGATATCGGCAGGGACCATAGAGATATCGTAGAAAATTTAGATATAGAATTTAAATATATGACTGATGGTATGTTTACCAAACGTAATAATCAAAAAAAGACAGTTAAAGTAAAACTAAAGAATAGTTTAGGTGAAAACAAAGGCACGACAATTGAAAATCCTGCAGATTTTTACATGCTTGGACAACAGAATGCAATTGCAATCATCAGTGCTGACGATGTTAAACCATATTTGATTGGAGTATCTGACGGCATAGAAGCACACATTCCATTTGATGCACTAGAGTTTATTTTTAGACCAGAAGATATTTCAAATACACAACTAGTTGAAGTTAATTACAAAGATGAAAAACGTAAAGCACAACGTGCGGTAATTGAATCTGTGAAACAAAGTATAAAAAATGCTTGATATTTTATTTGAGTTATAGTATAATTGTCAAATATGAAGGAGAGTAAATGAATCATACAGTTTACAATCAAGATTGTACTAGTGGCATCAGTGAGCATATAGAAGATGGAACAGTAGATTTGATATTTACTGATCCTCCTTATGGCATCGAGGGTGATAAACTTGACGCACATTATAATCGTGACGAAGGCAACGTAGTTCCTGGCTATGTAGAAGTTCCATTAGAAACATATGGTGATTTTTCTAAGCAATGGATTACAGAATGTGCACGGGTTTTACGACCAGGCGGTAGTATGTATATTGTCAGTGGGTATACAAATTTGCATCATATACTTAATGCATTGCATTCAACTGACTTAAAAGAAATTAATCATATTATTGCACAATATAGTTTTGGTGTATCAACAAAAAACAAATTTGTAAGTAGTCACTATCATGTTTTGTTTTGGTCAAAGCCAGAAACAAGCAAGCAAAAGCGCACATTTAATACTAATGTCTATTATACAGATAGTAAAGATAGTTATCATGATCGTCTGACTGTGCAAACAATGCCGCGCAGTCATAAGCCCGGTCAAATTAAAAACAAGAATCAACTAAATGAAGATTGGATTGAAAAGTTTATATTGTATAGTAGTAATCGTGGTGATGTAGTAATGGATCCATTTTGTGGTGGCTTTACTACGCCTAGAACTGCATTACGATATGGTAGAAAATTTGTTGGATTTGAAATGAATAAGAATGCGTATGATGCTTTCTTGCCAACATTGGACGAAGTTGAAGTAGTCACTGATCCAGAGCCTATCTCACCATCTGCAGAAGAACTTGCAAAACGAGAAAAGCAGCGCGACGGATGGAAGAGAGACAGATTACGTAAGAAAGAAGAAAACAATTTAAATCCAGCACTGTTTGACTAAAAGTGTTGACCTTTACACATAGAAATGATATACTATACAAATGTCAGAAGTAAAAAATTATAGCCCAGACTTACAAAAACTATTCATTCAATTCATGGTGACTAATCCTGAACTATATACTAGGATCAGAGGGATTATCAAGCCTGAATATTTCGACCGCAGTGTCCGTCCTGTGGTCAAACAACTTATTGATTATAGTGAAGACTATTCTACACTACCAGATCCTGCAATTATTAAGGCAGAAACAGGACAAGACATTGAGAAGTTGGAAAACATAACCCAGCACGAAGAATGGTTTGTGGATGAGTTTGAGACATTTTGCCGTCACAAGGCTATTGAGAAGGCTATTATCGATAGTACAGATTTACTTGAGACTGGCAAGTATGGTGAAGTAGAACTTAGAATCAAAGAGGCTGTTCAAATTGGACTGGCACGTAGTTTGGGAACAGATTATTTCGCTGATCCCAGAGGTGTGCTTGAACGGATGAAAGACAACAATGGTCAAATTACGACTGGTTGGAAATCTCTTGATGATAAGTTATATGGTGGCATTAATCGTGGGGAGATTACGATTTTTGCAGGAGGCTCCGGAGCAGGTAAATCCCTTTTTATGCAAAATATGAGCCTGAATTGGGCGGAGGCTGGGTTGAATTGTGTCTACTTCACATTGGAGTTATCCGAGGAACTTTCAAGTATGCGTATGTATGCAATGCAGACGGACCGCAGTACTAGGCGCATTTTCAAAGACTTAGATGATGTTGAACTACAAGTAAAAGCGAAAGGCAAACAGTCCGGTATGCTACGTATAAAGTATCTTCCGAGTGGTTCAACAATCAATGATTTACGGTCTTACTTGAAAGAACTTCAGATACAAACTGGCAAAACAGTCGATTGTATGTGCATTGACTACCTAGATTTGTTAATGCCAGCAACTAAAAAAGTACAAGCAGGTGACACATTTACCAAAGACAAATATGTTACAGAAGAAATGCGTAACTTTTCTATGGAAACACAAACTGTTACGGTGACTGCATCACAGTTAAATCGTAGTGCAGTTGAAGAAATTGAATTTGACCATTCTCATATTGCTGGCGGCATTAGTAAAATTCAAACTGCTGATAACGTAATTGGTATTTTCACATCTAATGCTATGCGTGAACGCGGGCAATATCAATTACAACTACTAAAAACACGATCATCTTCCGGTGTAGGTAGTAAAGTAAGTTTATTATTTGATAGAGATAGTTTACGCATATCAGATGATCCAGATCAAGATAGCACTGGTGCAGGCACACCAAGTGGTGGCGCTACGACCAGTGTTGTTGATCAACTCAGAAAGAAAACAACACTGAATAAATCAGACGATGATGACACTCCTGTTTTTGAAAAAACACAGGCTGCAAGTTCACTCAGAGCGATGCTTAAAACTAAAAGTAGATCAGCTTTTGACGAAACTTGATAAATACACTTAACGGAGAATTGTTATGAAACGTAAAAGTCTATTTGAAGAATTAAACAGTATATCATATGATAACGATAATAAACGTTTAGTCGAGCAGAAAGGCGAACATATTATTGCAGGTGCGATACACTTAATTGAATTCATTGAAAATACTTTTGATGAAGATACTGCCAATGATTTGCAAAAGCGTTTAGTTAACAGTATTCGTACCAAAGACCCTCGGAAATTTCGCCGTGGCATGAATAGTGTAGATAAGTAATGAATTATGAACAACAATTGAATCAACTAAAAGTACTAGCAGGCATTTATAAACCTTATGATGTGTCTCAGCATCAGGAAAATATCTCCTACACCGGACAAGAAAAAGGTGAGTATCAACGTAAGAATAATATCGAGCCTGGTACCCCTGAGTGGTTTAAATTATGGTTTTCAAGACCGCAACTAACTGGCGAAAATCCATTCGGAGATAAAAAATGAAAATATCTGATATAATTTTAAATCAAGGTATTGAACGTAGATTTAGAGGTCCACGCAAACCACGCTTAAAACAAGTAGGACTTCATAATCGTATGAAAANCTTACTTGACAACGATTTGAGTGAAGCAAAAAATACACATTTGGATCATGCTGAGGAATTAATCTTTATGTATGGNCAAGATGGATTAAATCGTGTAGTTAGTACGTATTCCAAATTACTATCCACATTNGATGGNGANGGCGGCGGTGATGCAATTACAACAAAATGGGATGGTGCGCCTGCAATATTTGCCGGTGTTGATCCAGAAGATGGTGAGTTTTTTGTTGGAACTAAAGGTGTATTTGCAAAATCTCCCAAGTTGAATAAGAAGCCTGCCGATATTGAAAAAAATCATCCTGATGCTATTAAGAATGGTGAAACAGTAAGCAAAAAAGGATTACGTGATAAACTATATGCGTCCCTTGAACATCTTAAAACCCTGGGTATTTCTGATGTAGTTCAAGGTGATCTTCTTTTTACACGTGATGATCTAAAAGAAGTAAAGATTGAAGGCAAAAAGTATATAGCATTTAAGCCTAATACTATAACATATGTTGTTCCTGTGGATAGTGATACCGCACGTGAAATGTTATCATCCGAACTTGGTGTAGTATTTCATACTAACTATACGGGTGATACATTGTCAGATATGAGTGCTAGATTTGGTTATGACGCAAGTAACTTAAATAAATCATCTAAAGTTTGGTACACAGATGCACGTATTAAAGATGTATCTGGACAAGTAAATCTTAGTAAGAGTGAGATTAGTGCAATTAAAACTGGAATTAATGAACTTTCAAGTTTGTCTATTCCTAGTCCAGAACTATTTAATAAAATTAATAATACTATTGGTGGAATAGATATAGTCGCTGCACTCAAGGCACACGCAAACACTCCCATTCGTTCAGGCAATGCGTTAGAGCAAGATGTTGATAAATTTGTAGTAGATTTTATTAATAAATTAAAAGATAAGTTTGATACTGATATATCTAAATTAAAAACTGGACCAGAAGGCAAAGCAGGACTAGCAAAATTAGATAAAAAGAATCAAGTTGTTGAGTTTATCGAAGAGAATGCAATCCATATTGCCAATATGTACCGAGCGTATTTGAAAACTGAAGCAGTAAAAATGATGTTTCAGCGTAAGATGCGAGATATTAAAGCGATTGATAGTTTTATTGCACAGCCAGATGGTTCATTTAAGGTAACTGATCCTGAGGGATTTGTTATTGTGGATCATGTTGGTCGCGCTATGAAAATTGTTGATAGATTAGAATTTAGCGCCGCGAACTTCGCAAAGTAATTAGGGAATAGTATGTTTAGTAAAGAATGTAAAGCACACTTAAAAGAAGCAAATATGGGACCATTACAACACGCAAAATTTGCGATTAGTATTGCTCTTAAACTTCAAATTGCTGTATTTGCGATTATTATTCATTCAATTGTGCCTAGATGCTGTAAAACATATGCAAGTGATAAAATTATCGAACTTGCAGACCGATTTCGGGAGATGAAAGATGAGTAATAAAAAATATACGGCCAGTCAATGGGCAAACATATATGGCGGCCACGATATTGATGATAACAATGATATGAGTTTGCAATTAGTACACGAACTAACTGAAAGTCGATTGTTTAGAAATAAAAAGATGGCAAGTGAGGTCAATTTAGATGATGCTGCAGAAGTTTCATTCATGTATTTAATGTTATTAAATATTTTTAATAAAGATTATGATTATGCGCCATTAGCAAGTGAATATGCGAAGCGTACAGCATCGTTTAGAAATTTTGATACATTCAGAACAAGTGGAACGGATTTATATATTTCTTTAAATCGGTTAATAGGCAAAGATCAAGATAATAGTAATGAAAAAGATGTAATCGCTAAGAAAAGATTATCACTAAAAAAAGCAGAGTTGGTACAATATCTAACTCATATTGGCAATAATAAAACTGATTCTGGTTATGAACAAAAAATGTTACTTAGATTTCAACGACAATTAAATATTCAAGATAGCATGTTGAAGTCAATGCGTAGATTGGTTGGCGATTGGGATAATTTGAACCAAAACCAACGTGCATTAGTGGTGACACGTAGTGTTCAGTATATGCGTTCTAAAGCAATGCGTAGTGAGTTTATGAAACCATTACTTTCCTTTCAAAAGCGTGGCAATTTTATCGTCAATGATAGAAATGACAAAAAGAAAAAGATTTGGGATAATCCTATTGTCAAAGGTGCTGCAGCAGTAGGTGGAATTTATGCTATTACGAAAGGTGCAGACGCATTGGGCAAACGAATGGCAAAGACAACATATGATAGCCCAACAAAATCTGGTCTAACAAAATTTCAATCTAGAAGAAAGTAATATATAACTAATCGTAAAAAAATGATAAATAAAAGTATATTGGGCAAACGAATGGCAAAGACAACATATGATAGACCAACAAAATCTGGTCTAACAAAATTTCAATCTAGAAGAAAGTAATATATAACTAATCGTAAAAAAATGATAAATAAAAGTATAGAGATGATAAAGTCTCACCAAATTTTAATGGAGAAATAAAATGGTAGCAAAAGTACACGAATCATATGATGCAGGTCAATTCCTAACAGGATCACTTGTACATTTCACAATC